GCTGCGTAACAATTTTCGCCGTGCTGCGGAAAGCACCATCGGTCTGGACAAGAGCGGATGGACGAAACTCCGGCTCGATATGCCAGATGGTAAACAATTTGTCGTAAAGACAAGCCCCGACCGCAAGCAAACTTGGGCCAAAGAGAAAAGCCCGACCTCCAAGCCCTTCAAGGTGACGGACGCTTGGGTACAGCAAATGCAGAATGTCCGTGCGTCGAAACCTGGAAAGTTGCCCGATGCGAACAACAATGGCAACAATCGGGTAATATCGGCTAAAAACACGGTTAAAAAGGCGTTTGCGCTGGCCGAACAGGAATACGATGTTGGTGCGTGTGAAGTCTACCTTGACGGAATCGTAATGCGCGGATTGACGGGCGGTATCACTGGTTTTGTTCCGATTGCTGTCAGCGCGAACAGTAACGACGCCGACGAAATCGTAAAGGCTGTGGCCGAAGTAACTACGACAAAAGAAGTCCGAGTTTCGCTTGAACCCGTGCCGCGAATTCCAGCGACCGAAGATTCTGTGTCGTGTTGGACGGTTGACGGTGAACTCTACAAGTCGTTGCAGCAACCTTCAAACATACTTGAAACGAACCCTTCCACACCCGATTGTTTCATGTACAATCGAAACGCCAACGCTTTTGTGGGATGTGACACCATAGACGACCTTTGTGTCGCCATAGGGTCAATACACACCGACGCCGTAGAAAAGGCCGTAGAAGACAAGCCAGCGCCCCGCAAAGGGTATCCAAAGAAACAATCCGATTACGCGGACAAAGAACAGTACAAATACCCCATTGAAACCGAGTCTCACGTCAAGGCGGCGCTGTCCTACTTTGGCAATCCCGACAATCGGAAGGCGTACAGCGAAAGCCAGCAACGGGAAATCGCACGGCGGATTCTGTCTGCGGCGAAGCGGTTTGGAATAGACGTTGACGACCAATCCGAAGTTGGTAAACTGGCAAGGCCCGTAGCAAAGCAAGGTTAGGGCGCAAACATGAAAGTATCAATCACCGAAGACTACCCCGGCGAAATGCGCGAAAAGGCCGATGAGCTTATGGCCCGTGTTGCGAAAGCCTGTGGCGCGGAGTCTGCTTGCGCGTGTGGCGGCAACTGCGGCCATGTGGAAAAGGCCGTTGCGGGGAATAAGCGCCAGCCAGCCGGAGCCGTCAAGCCCGACGGCGATGAAACCCCGTTCCAATTCATAAAGGACATACGCAAGCGGGCGCATGACTTGGGCGCACACACGCAAGACAACATCATTGCAGGTGTCGTTCGATACTTGGAGCAAACGCAACAATGAAGCCACTGACAACCGATGACCTAAACAGAATCCGCGAAATCGTATCAGACAACTGGATTGCGATTGGAATTACCACCTATGGTGTAGAGCATACTACCGCGACCCGCGATGCCATACACCGGATGGTAACAAGCGGGATTCTGGCGCAAGAGGCCGAAGCTGCGGTTGACTTGGTTCGTGATTCTTACGTCTTTGGATTCATGCGACGACGATTGGAACAGGAAGGCATCAACATTGAAAAATTGACTGCCGACCAATTCTACAACATCCTGAATACCACGCCGATGCCTTTGCCACAAGCCAAAATCAACGCCATTGAATATGCAAAGAAGTGGGGCGGCCAGTACGTCAAGAATATGGCCGACCGTTCGGCGGCAAGCGTTGTGCGAAAACTGGCCGAACTGGACGACGATGCCCGCCAAATGGAATTCGTAGGAAAGAAAACGGCGGAAGCAATCAAAAACCGCTGGTCGCCGCGCCAACTGTCTAACATGCTGCGTGAAGAAACCGGGAACGCCTTGCAGGATTGGGATAGGGTTGCCGTCACCGAAATTCAAAATGCCAACGAGAATGGATATGCCGACGAATTGGTAAACACGTTTGGCGAAGACGTGTTGGTTGCCAAGTTGACTAATCCCGACGCTTGCCCGGAATGCAAGAAACTCTACACCGACCCTGAAACGGGAAAGCCTAAGATTTTCAGGCTTGCCGACCTGAAAGCCAACGGCGACAACATAGGCCGTAAGCGGTCGCAATGGGTCGCAACGCTAGGTGTAATCCATCCCCGTTGTTTTTGTACGCTTATCTACGTTCCCAAGGGATTCGGGTTCGACGACCGCAACGAATTGTCACCCATTACCACAATCAAACGCTGAACACAAGCCTTTTCTTTACACCGCCTTTTGCGTGTAAAAAAGCGACGGCTATACTTGAAAGTAGGTAACAGACTGCGGGTGCAGGACTATGACCCCAACCGGAGTGGTAAATCGCAATCTTTTGGACGAAAAGAACGTCAAAGTTCTGTTTTCCATGAGTGTCGAAGATACCAGTACGGAAAAGGCATCCAACGGCGAAGACAAGAAACTGAAATTTCGCGGCACGGCGTCAACGGAAGCGCGTGACCTGCAAGGCGAAACGCTTTTGTCTGGCGGGCTGGACTTCAGTTACTTCATTGAACACGGTTGGTTCGACGATGAACACTCCAAGGCCGCTGCGGATGGGCTTGGGGTTCCGACGCTCGTTGAAGTCAGGGAAGCGGAAGGAAAGAAGTTTGTCTACGTCGAAGGCTACCTGTTTGACACGCCGGAAAATCGCAAACTGCACAATCTGATGAAGGCCGTCAAGAAAGCCGGTAGTCGCAGGTTGGGGCTTTCGGTTCAAGGGCCGGTCATTCGACGTGCGGGGTTGGATGGAAAGACGGTGGCGCAGGCGTGGATAAAGAATATCGCCATTACGCGCAACCCGGTCAATCCCGAAACACAACTGGAAGCGATAGAAAAGGCGCTTGGTACGCTAAAAAAGGCTGTCGGTGATGAATCAATCCCGATGTCCGGCGGCAGTGGCAACGCTTCGATGAATGTAGGTGCTGACGCGGGTTATCCCGTGCCGACATATTTGGGCGGCGGAAAAGCAAGCGCGTTGATGAAACAAGAGCTTGTGACCGCTAATGACGGATCTTCGGCCAGCAAAAGGGCCAAAGGAAAAAAGATGAAAAAGAAGGTTTTTACACAAACTGAATGGGACGGCATGTCCGATGAAGTCAAGAAAAGCCTTTCCGATGCTTTTGAACAGGCCGGTGTTGAGCTTGAAGTAGCCGCCGACGCTGTTGTTGAGCCGGACAAGGTTAACGCCCCCGATGCCGCACAAGGCGCTGTTGACGGTTATTTGGCAGATGGTACGCCGGTTACCGACACGTCGCACTTGACTGAAGCCAACACCGATACTGAAAAGGTTGACGGTGTTGCGAAGTCTGTCCATGAACAGGCCGACGAATTGGTGAAGGCGCTTGGCGATGCCCGCGATGTGCTGATTGCTGGTGGACAGCTTGAATCGTTTACAGCGGATCAAGTTGCGTCGTTTGGGGAAGCAATCTCCGCGCACACCGCGGCGATTAACTCTACCCGTGATGTGTTGGAAAAGTCCATGACGCTTGCTGGAATCCAGAATGAACGCATTTCTGGGATTGAAGGCAAGTTTGACGAGGTGTTGAAGGGAATCAACGCTGCGCTGGAAGGTTTTGTGGCCGCGCAAAGGGTTCCCCAAATTACCAAGTCCGTGACAGATGCCGCGCAGCTTCAGGCCGTGCAGCACCCGAATGAGATCCCGTCTGCCGGGCAATCTCTCACAGCAGTGGAAGCTGTTGATGTTATCGAAAAGGCGCTTAAAGAGGTTGGCAACGATGTTGTGAAACATCAAAGGTTGGCGACACTTTGCACCGAGGTTTCGATTAACGGGCTGAGTGTTGACAAGGATGTTCTCGAAAAGGCAATCGCTGGTTAGTTGCTTGGATAGCACAAACCTTTTGCGAATTGACAACAGGAGAAAATAAAATGAACGTATTTGGTGTTGAGAATTTTGGACTTAATGCCGGTTTCGACGGGCTTAACGGCCAAGACCCTAAGTTCTATCATGGTCTTCCCGCCCTTGAAGAAGTCCGCAAGGCTATGGACGCGGGCCACGGTGTTCCGACGTATGCCGGTGGCGGTACTGCCTCGCCCCTGTTCCGTCAGGAAATCATCGATCAACTGATTGTCCAGACCGAACACCCCGGCATGGCGCGTTTCTGGAATCAGGTTTGGAAGAACTCCAAGCCCGCGAACAACACCGTTGTTGAATACCGCAAGCAGACCGGCGTTGGTGACACCTTTGCCAACGTGACGCAGGCGGAAGGCTCCGCTGGCCCGACCATCGACTCCACCTTCACACCGCATTACCAGAAGATGCGGTGGATGGCCGAACAGCGTTCGATGACGATGCAGGCCGAACTGATTGCAAATTCGCTCGCTGCTGGCGGCTCCATTAAGAGCCAGATCGTGCAGGATGCGAATACGCACATTTCCAACCGTCTCGAACAACTGATGTTCTACGGTGATTCGTCCGTGAACACTTACAGCATCGACGGCATGAAGAAGTTTGTCGCTGACGCCGTGACCGCGAACCTGAACAACAATGCCGCGTGGCAGGTTGTTGATAAGCGCGGCGATAACCTGTCCATGTCCGAAGTTGGCATGTCGCAGGTTGCCGTTCACGACAACGTGTTTGAACGTCTGGCGACCCAACTGTGGGCACCGACGATGGTTGGACAGATTTTCGCGGATGAACATGGCGACCGCGTGAAGGCCATGTACACGAACGGGCAGGAAATCCCGCGTCAGGCTGGCGCTGCTGTCAAGCAGATCCTTACTCAGATGGGCCAAGTTGACGTGAATTACAGCTACTTCCTGTCCCCGACCCGGAAAAAGCTGGTTCACGTTGCTGCAACTTCGTCCACCGCTCCTGCCGCCCCGACCGAAACTTCGATTGTGGCCGGTGCAGATGCCGCGTCGAAATTTGCCGCTGCTGATGCCGCGACCTACAACTACAGTGTTGTGGCTGTTGGTAACACGCTGTACTCCGGCGCTTCGGCCCCGACAGCATTTACCCCTGTTGTCGTGGCAGAGGGCGAGAAGGTGACGATCACAATCGCCGCGACCGCCAACACGGGCGTCCAGTTCTACAACATTTACCGCGATTACCGTGGCGCAGGTGACAAGTATCTGATCGGGCAAGTCGCTTGTGCTGGCGGTGTGACGGAAACCACGTTTGTTGATTACAACGAGGAAATCCCCGGCACCGCCGATGCGTTCCTGATTGACCCGTCGCCGGATGTTGTCATGTGGCGTGAAATGATGCCGTACAG